CCAAATTTTGCAAGCAAACAACGCTGTTTTAGAAGGCGCAGTAGCTACACAAGAGGAAGCAATAAAATCAATACAAGCCGACTTTGAGCTACAGACACAACAACTACAAGACCTTACTGTAAAAAGCCAAGCGGCACAAAGAGAGCTGAATAGATATACACAATTCATACAAAATTATGAGCTAACTGCTAAAATTTTGACTGATCCTACAGAAATGGAGAGAAAAATAAACAATGGTACAAAACATATCATGGAAGACATCGAGAAAATTAGCGGCACTGTTGATGATCTCGATGATGGCTTGCAGTTGCAGCCTAATCCCAACTAAACAAATACAAGTTTCAGCAAAGCCTATTGAAAGGAAAATAGTCCAACCTATTATGCCTAGAGAAATAGATCTTAAACAGCCAGAATGGATAGCAGTAACGCCTGAAAATAAAGATGAACAATTAGCTAGGATAGAAAAGCAAGAAGGGGAGCTGGTTTTTTTAGCAATGACAATACCTGATTACGAAGTTATGGCTTACAACATGCAAGAAATAAAAAGGTACATAACAGAACTAAAAGACGTTGTGGTTTATTATAGAAAAGTTACTACCAAACAACCTACAAATGAATAAATCACCAGACGCTTTTGTTTATAAATGCACCTTACGATCAGTAACTGATGGAGACACTATCAGGCTTGAGACTATTGATCTAGGATTTTCAGTGCAGTTACACAACAAATCAGTAAGGATAGCAAAGATTGATACTCCAGAGTCTAGGATAAACATCAAAAAATATCCAGAAAGAACAAAAGAAAAAGAGCTGGGTTTACTCGCAAAACAAAAACTTAAAGAATGGCTAGTTGGCGAACTTACAATAAAATCTTATGGTACTGACAAATATGGTAGAGTATTGGCAGATGTTTTTTGTAAAAAAGGCAATATCGCAGATTTGCTTAAAAAGGAAAACCTTGCTGTCGATTATGACGGCGGAACAAAAACTAAAAAATGGGGCTAATATGAATATATCTGAAGCAGGATTATCGCTAATAAAAAAGTTTGAAGGATGCGCTCTTGAATCATATCTCTGTCCAGCTGGCGTTTGGACTATAGGATATGGCCATACTAAAGATGTTAAAGAAGGAGATAAAATAAATAACGAGGAAGCTGATCATTTGTTGCAAGAAGAAATGCCTGAATATGAAGGATATATAAATAGTTTTGTAGAGGTACCTTTAGAACAATGTCAGTTTGACGCTTTAGTTTGTTGGGTATATAACTTAGGACCAACAAATTTAAAAGATTCCACTATGTTAGCTTGCTTAAATGCTGGAAAATATGATGATATACCTTATCAAATAAAACGCTGGAACAAAGCGGGTGGTAAAGTTTTGCAAGGATTGGTAAGAAGAAGGGAAGCAGAGGCTTTACTTTTTGAAGGTAAAAATTGGGAAAATGTATAAATGCCATACTCAAAAGTACAATTTAGACCAGGCATAAATAGAGAGGGTACAGCTTACAGTAATGAGGGTGGTTGGTTTGATTGTAATCTAATTAGGTTTAGAGATGGCAGAGTAGAAAAATTTGGAGGCTGGGAAAAATTAACAGAATCTACGTACTTGGGAACTGCTAGGGCATTACATAATTGGATTTCTTTAGGTGGTAGTAAATATCTAGGTATAGGAACTAATCTCAAATACTATATCAAGTTAGGTCTTCTCTTTTATGATGTTACACCTTTAAGGTTAACGACTTCTGCGGGAGATGTAACTTTTTCAGCTACAAATGGCAGCTCTACTATAACTGTGACTGATTCAAGTCACGGTGCAGCTCAAAATGATTTTGTTACTTTTAGTGGTGCATCTAGTTTAGGTGGGAATGTAAACTCCGCAGTCCTTAATCAAGAATATCAAATTGCAACTATAGTAGACGCTAACTCTTACACAATAGAAGCAAAAAACACATCAGGTGCAACTGTAACTGCAAATAGTAGTGATGACCCATCAACAGGTGGAGGTAATGGCGGTAGTTCCGTGGTTGGAGCATATCAAATAAACGTAGGTTTGGATGTTTATGTCCAATCGACTGGTTGGGGAGCAGATTCTTGGGGGTCAGGAGGATGGGGTTCAGCTACCGCATTAGGAGGCAATAACCAGCTTAGACTTTGGACACATGACAATTTTGGCGAAAATTTAATTATAAATGCTAGAGGAGGTGGTATATATAGATGGGTAGAAAATAACGGCGTAAGCACTAGAGCCGTCGAATTATCTGCTGTTTCTGGCGCTAACTTGGTTCCTACAGTAGGTTTACAAGTTCTAACTTCAGAAGTTGACAGACATCTTATAGTTTTAGGTGCAGATCCTATATCTGGTAGTTCAAGGACAGGAACTGTTGATCCAATGTTAGTTGCTTTTTCAGACCAAGAAAATGAACTTGAATTTGAGCCTTTAATAACTAATACCGCTGGTTCGGTAAGACTATCATCAGGATCTACAATTGTAGGAGCTGTAAAATCACGACAAGAAATAATTATTTTCACAGATACATCTGTTTATTCTATGCAGTTTATAGGTTCTCCTTTAACTTTTGGCCTTAATCTAATAAATGAAAGATCAGGTTTGATAGGACCAAAAGCAGCTGTGACTGCTGCCACAGGTGTTTTCTTTATGTCTTATGGAAACTTTTACCTTTACAACGGAACGGTACAGGAATTACCTTGTAGCGTTCACAATTACGTTTTTAGCGACTTAAATCAAAACCAAGCGTATAAGATACAAGCTTTTACTAACAACGAGCATAATGAAGTGGGTTGGTTTTATCCTTCATCCTCAAGCGAAGAGATAGACAGATACGTAATTTATAATACACAACAAAAGATTTGGTATTACGGACAATTAACTAGAACAGTATGGTTAGATTCAGGAGTAGAGCCTTTTCCTCAAGCAGCAGATAGCGGATATATATATCAACATGAGATAGGTTTTGATAACGATGGTAGTGCGATGACTAATGTTTTTGTAGAATCAGCCGATTTTGATCTTGGTGATGGCGATCGTTTTACGCAAATACAAGCCTTGATACCAGATATAAAGTTTTTACAAGATGCTAATGCTGGTTCTTTAAATGTTGTTACCAAAGTAAGAAATTTCCCAGGCGATTCTCTTACTACTGATTCTACATCTGAGGTGACTTCATCTACTCAAAAAGTTAATTTACGAGCTAGAGGTAGACAAGCGGTAGTTAGGTTTGAATCAAACGACGATGCAAGTGGAAATGGCAACCTTTCAATCGGATGGCGTTTGGGAGACACACGATTAGACGTCAACCAAGACGGTAGAAGATGAGCAAACTTTTAGAAACACGCTTACCTACAGAGGTAGAAAGTTCTGTAACTAAAGAAACATTCAATCGATTAACTAGAATTTTAGAACTTAATTTAGGAACTTTTGATCCAGATAGCACACCACAATTTAACGACACTGAATTAGGTTCTTTAAAATTTAATCAAGGTGATGTAGTATGGAATACATCTATTGGTGTCCTGCAAGTATATACAGGAAATAAATGGATACAGCTTCATACGCCCAAGAATCCAAAAGGCTTTGAACTGCAATCAGAACTAGGTTCTGTAACTGTCAGAAATAACGGAGCGACAAGTATAGAGATTTGATATGCAGGCTGTGGAGAGTACAAATAAGTTGTATGAAGTAAAAAATTTACTTCTAACACAACCTTCTGACTGGTTCATTGAAGACCAAACTTTTAAAGCAATAAAAGATTCTCAACTAGATATAGCCTGTTTCTTTAAATCTAAGGGTCAAGAAAACTTAGATGAATTACCGTTACACACTATCCTTAACGAGCCAATAAAAGATGTTTACACAGCTCCTATATTTTCTGAAACATTTTGCGACATATTTAAAGACGAGCTAGATAACATAATAAAACATTTTGATTTTGAACCTAATACTGATGAAGACGTTCTCAGACAAATACCAGAGATAGTCTTACAAGAACAAATACCTGCTTTGTATTTTTCTCTGATGCACGTAGTTACAAACATACTCAACCCAATATTTATGGGTCTTTGGGGTAGAATTGTCACGGACGGTGGCATACAAATAGCTAATTACAATATAAAAGATAAAAAACAAGGGGCTTGGCATCACGATTCAAGTGCAGATATAAGCGTAGTTGTACCTTTAAATACAGGAGATTACGAAGGTGGAGGTACAGAGTTTCATGGCAGAGGTATTGTAGATCCGTTGCCAACAGGGAGTGCTTTGATGTTTCCAAGTTTTACTCACATGCACAGAGGACTACCTGTAAAATCAGGTGATCGTTATTTATTAGTTTTTTGGTTAGTTTCTCTGCCAAGTTGGGTGGATAAAAAAACTTACTTACAAATGAATTTTGTTTAACAAAATGAGTAAAAACAGTAAAATTAAGACAAATGAATAGAATAGATAGAACGGGAACAGGAATAGCAAGTTTAGGTAGAGACGAAGATCAGTTTCTAGCACACGTCGCTTTAGGTGAACGTGTCGTACCACCTGTTATATCACCCGCTACTCAAGCACGTATTAACCAAGAGATGATAGCTGCTGGTCTTGATCCGAACGAATATACCGTCGGATCTGGTATGTCTATCAATCCGATTACAGGATTACCTGAGTTTGGTTTTTTTAAAAAAGCTTTCAAGTCAATAAAAAAAGTGGCTAGAAAAGTAGCACCTGTAGCTGCTTTAGTGCCTGGAGTTGGCACTGCTTTAGGTGGAGTCTTAGGTGGTCTGGGCGGCGGCATAGGAAGTTTGGTCAGTAGCATACCTGGCGCAGCAAAAATAGGAAAATTTTTCAATCCAATAAAAGGTGCTACAGGTATTTTTGGTGGGACAATAGGACCAAAAATAAGAAGAAGTATTGCAGGTTTTTTTGGAGGTGGTATACAACCCTATACGGATGCTGAAATAGATCAAATGTTGGAGACTATGGACCCATCAGTTGTGCAACAAATGGTAGATGAGAGAAACCAACAAATAAAAGAAATGACCTTTCAAACCCCAAAAGGCATCAAGACACTCGGAGATGCTCTCGGTTTTGGTGGCGGAAGTGGACTAAAAGACTTTTATGGTGTATCAAGTGACGCTAAAGAATTAAGTGCAGAAAAAAAATTAGGTCCAAATCTATTTGGAGGTCTTGGAGGTCTTGGAGGCGGTCTAGGGGCTGCTGGTCTTGGTGGATTCTTAGGCAAACTAGCTTACGACGCAGCCAGAGATAGAGCAGGCGGTCTTGCAGTCACACCACAAGTTAGTATGGATGCGCTTGGCAGATACCAACTCGCTTCTGATTTAGGCACTGGTGGCGATAGAGGTCAATTTGGATTAACACCCAAACCAGCTGTTTTAGATATAGCTAATATGGGACAAAGACAAGCGTTTGCAGTAGGTGGCGTAGCTGAACTAGATTTACGCCAAGGTGGCGAATCAATAGGTCCAGGCACAGGCACTTCTGATGATATACCAGCGATGTTAAGTGATGGTGAATTTGTTATGACAGCTAAAGCTACTAGAGGGGCTGGCGCCTTCAATATGAAAAAAAATAAATCAGGTATTGAGTTAGTAAAAGGCGGTAAACCTTCAAGAGAAGAGGGTGTTGAAAACATGCGCGAGTTAATGAATATTTTTGAGAGTATTTAATGGCGATTTCAAGAAATCCAAGAACCATAAATCCTGTAGCGACTGGATTTGTACGTGATGAAAGAACATCCGACCCTTTTGTCAGAGAGGCGCTTTTTGGTTCACCTGACACGCCTGGACTTATTGCACAAGCAACACAAGCAGCTAACAGAGTATTTGGCGCACCAGCAATACTTAGAGAAACAGCTGATCTTGATCCCTTTGAACAATTAGCAAGACTACAAGCTCTTCAAGGTATAGGGTCTTTTCAGCCTTTTTTGAGTAGACAACAAGAATTATTAGATGAGGGGACAGACGCTGCTAGAAGTGCAGCCAATTTACAATTTGACCCAAGATTAACGGAACAATTTTATAACCCTTTTGAGCAAAGGGTAGTTCAACAAACTATA